GGGCAGCGCGATGACGGCACGGTCAACGAGAACCGCCACCGCGAGCGGCTGTGGATGAGTCCATTTTGTGAAGGCGCTCGGCAGACGACGCTGTTTGGAGGTGCTCTGTGAACTCGTGCCCTGGGTGCGGCGCGGAGGCGCGTGCGACGTGGTGCTCCTCTGCCTGTCACGCGAGGTCGCGACGCCTGACCTCGGAGCGGCCCTGCGCCGGGTGCGGGCAGAACTTCTACGCACGCCCGCGCGAACTTCGTAAGGGTGGCGGGAAGTATTGCACCGTCTCCTGCCGTCGGGCGCACGAGGCCAGCGGTTCGACGGAGTACGCGCGCATTGGCGCACAGCGCGCGCACCGCGTCATCGCTGAGCAGATGCTCGGGCGCCCTTTGGCCGAGGGGGAAGTTGTTCACCACCGCGACGGGAACAAGCGGAACAACGACCCGAGCAACCTTGAAGTGTTGCCGAGCCACGCCGCGCACATGCGCGAGCACGTCGCCGCGGGCGAGTGGGGCATCCGTTCGCACGAGGAAGCAGTGGCGCTCGGCCGTCGAAGCGGCGAGGCGCGGCGCGCGAAGAATCTCTCCCCGCACTGCGAGGGCGCGCGCCAGCCGGGGCTCTTCGACCGAGGTGCAGCATGACCCGCCCGCTGACCCTCGCCGCCGTGCGGGAGTCGCTCACGCCCGAGCAGTGGGCGCGGCTGGAGCGGATCAACCCGCACCTCGCGGCCCCGGTGGCGAAGGCCCGCCAGCGCGGCGAGCTCGTCGAGGCCCACGCCCAGCGCAACGGGTCGCGCGTCGACCTCGTGGCGAAGGGGCTGCGCCTCGACCTCACGCCCAATGCGAGGCTGCACCCCCAGGCGGTGGCCCGACAGCGTCGGCGCGAGCACCAGGTGGTGACCGCCGCACTGCGGGGCGTGGCCCCGCCCGCGGGACCGTGGCGGGTGTGCATCACGCGCGTCGGGCCGAGGGCGATGGACGACGACAACCGGACCGCGTCGGCGAAGGGCGTGCGGGATGCGGTCGCCGCGTGGCTGGGCGTGGACGACGGCAGCGAGAGCGTGCGGTGGGAGGTCCGTGGCGAGGTCGCCCGGGGCTACGCCGTGCGGGTGCAGATCGAGGGGAGCGTGGCGTGACGATGGAGACGACGAAGGAAGCCCTCGTGCTCGCGACGTGCGGGCACACGGTGGCGACGACCGAGACGCGGCGGGGGCTCTGCCGGACCTGCTACCGCAAGCTCTCCGGCGAGGGCCTCCCGCTGCCGCCGACGCGCTCGCGGTGGGACGACCACGACGCGCTCGCGGCATGGGCGCGTGCCCTGCCCGAGCGGACCCGCGAGCAGCTCCTGGCCGCACTGATGGAGGTACGCTGAATGGCTCAAAATCGCCCGAATTCATCCGACCCACCCCGGCGCGAGCCCGGTCCGAAAGACCGCCAGCTCGCCATGGCCATGCTCGCGGAGGGCTGGCACCTCAACGACGTGGCCGCGACGATCAAGGTGCAGCGCGCCACCGTGCGGCGCTGGCGGGACTGCCCCGAGGGCCAGCGGCTGCTCAGCGAGGCGAAGGCGAAGCGCGCGGAGATCGTGTCCAGCGCCCTGGGCGACGCGCGGGAGATCCTCTCGACGCACGCCGTCCAGGCCGCGCGCACCCTCGTCGACAAGCTCCGCGATCCCAAGCCCTTCGAGGCCCTCACCGCCGCCGAGGGGATCCTCTCGCGCGTGGGGCTCCCGAAGGCCTCAAAGGTGGAGATGGACATGCGCGCCCAGGTCGACCTCTCGCGGCTCGGGCCCGAGGAGCTCGACGCCTTCGAGCGGCTCCTCCGCAAGGCCATGGGCGAAGGGATGGGTGCGTGATGGACGCCACCGCCCTCTGCGCCCAGGCCCCGACCCTCGCCGACATCGAGTGCGCACAGATCCTCCGCAAGGGCTTCGCGGAGTTCGTGCGCCGCGCGTGGCACCTCGTGGAGCCCGCCTCGCCCCTGCGCTGGAACTGGCACCTCGACGTGCTCTGCCGCGCACTGGAGAAGGTCGCCCGTCGCGAGGTGCGAGACCTCGCCATCAATATCCCCCCGGGCATGTCGAAGTCGCTGCTGGTCGACGTGCTCTTTCCTGCGTGGGTGTGGACGCTGCCGCCCGGCTTCGCGCCGGGTCTGCCCTCGATGCTCTTCGGCCCCGGGCACCGCTTCATCACCGCGAGCTACGCCGAAGACGTCGTGCTCCGCGACGCGCGCAAGATGCGCACGCTGGTGCAGTCCGACTGGTACCGCGCGCGGTGGCCCGGCGTCGAGATCCCCAGCGACGCCAGCGCCAGCAAGGCCGTGTCGATGTTCTACACGACGCGCGGCGGGATGCGCTTCAGCACCACCGTCCGCGGGAGCGTCACGGGCCAGCACTGCGACACGATGGTGGTTGACGATCCCATCGACCCCATGGGCGCCGCGGCCGCGTCGGGCGTCGAGCTCGAAGCGGTGCTGACGTGGTGGAACGAGACCATGCAGACGCGGTTTCGCGACCACGCGACCTCCGCGCGCATCGTGGTGATGCAGCGTGTGCACGAGCGCGACCTCTCCGCGGAGATGATCCGCACGGGCGCCGAGGTCGTGTGCCTCCCGATGCGCTTCGAGAGCGCGCACCCGCACCGCTGCGCCGAGGACATGCGCACCGTCGAGGGCGAGCTTCTCTGCCCCGACCGCTTCCCCGGTGGGGTCGTGGCGCGTCTCGAGGTGGCCCTCGGGCCCTACGGCACCGCGTCGCAGCTCCAGCAACGCCCCTCGCCCGCGGGCGGCGGCGTGTTCCGGCGGGAGTGGATGCAGCGGTACTGGACCGACCTCCCCGCAGGCGGGACCTTCACGCAGTCGTGGGACATGGCCTTCGGCGCGACGGTGGGCGCGTCCGACACGTGCGGGCAGGTCTGGTACCAGCTCGGCGCGGACTTCTACCTCGTCGACCAGGACAGCCAGGTGCGCGACTTCCCCTCCACCCTCGACGCGGTGCGGGCGATGACGGCGCGCTGGCCGAAGGCGCACAAGAAGCTCGTCGAGAAGAAGGCCAACGGCGCCGCGGTGATGGACACCCTGCGGCGCGAGATCCCGGGCTTTGAGCCCATCGAGCCCGAAGGCGGCAAGGTCGTGCGCGCGAACGCGGTGGCCGCGTTCTTCGCCAGCGGCAACGTGTTCTTCCCGCACCCCGAGCGCGCGACGTATCCCGACGGGCGCCGCGGTGCGCCCTGGATGCGCGGGGGCGTCGCCGACCTCTCCCGGCCCGCCGCCGAGGGGTCGCTGGAGCACGTGTTCGCCAGCTTCCCCAACGGCTCGAAGAAAGACCCCGTCGACAGCGCCACGCAGTACCTCAACCACGCGGCGCCGAGGCTGGCGCAGCGGTTCGCAGCGGCGATGGCCGCGATTCGGAAAGGCTGACCATCATGCTCTCTCGACTCCTCGGCGCGGCACTCCGCGTGGACTCCTGGCTCAACGTGCTGACGGGCGTGGGCGGCACCAGCTCGAAGGCCGGGGCCTTCACCTTCACCGCCCGCGCCATCCTCCCCGACGTGACCTTGCAGGCCCTGTACGAACAGGACGGCTTCGCGGCGGCGATCATCGACTGCGTGCCCGACGAGGCGCTCCGTCAGGGCTTCTCGGTGACCACGGGCGACGAGGCCGCCGACGCCGCGCTCGCGTCCGCGCTGGAGCGCCTGGGCGCGGGCCAGCGGCTCAATGAGGCGTGGTGCTGGGGGCGGCTCTACGGCGGCGGCGCGGTGTTCGTCGGCGCCGACGACGGGCGCGACCCTCGCGAACCGCTGGACCTCGCGAGCGTGCGCAGCGTGCGCTTCCTGACCGTGCTGGAGCGCCAGGACATCACCTCCGCGCGGTGGGTCACCGACCCGCTCTTGCCGAACTTCGGCGACGTGGAGGTCTACCGCCTGCAGCGCACTGGCGGCGGTGGCGGCAACGACACCCGCGAGGTGCACGCCTCGCGCCTCCTGCGCTTCTACGGCGCGCGGACCACGGCCCGGCGCCGCGCGCAGATCCAGGGCTGGGGCGTGAGCGAGCTGCAGCGCGTCTACGACAAGCTCCAGCAGTTCAACGCCACCTTCGCGGCGGTGGGGGAGCTGCTGCAGGACGGCAGCCAGGGCGTGTTCAAGGTCAAGGACCTCTTCGAGCTCATGAGCGAGGACCGCCGGGGCGACCTGAAGACGCGCATGGAGACGCTCGACATGGGCAAGAGCGTCGCGAAGAGCATCCTCGTCGACGCCGACACCGAGAGCTACGAGCGCGTGGACACCGGGGCGCTGAGCGGCTACCCCGACACCCTCGACAAGTTCGCGCTCCTCCTCGCGGGGGCCGCGCGCATCCCGGTCACGATCCTCATGGGGCAGGCCCCCGCGGGGCTGAGCGCGACGGGCGACAGCGACATCCGGTGGTTCTACGACCGGGTGCGGACGCAGCAACAGTCGGTGCTCGCGCCGCAGGTCACCCGCCTCGCGCGCATCCTCTGCGCCGCGAAGGATGGCCCCACGAACGGCGTGATCCCCTCGACGCTGACGCCAGTGTTCCCCCCGCTCTGGCAGCTCACCGACGCGGAGAAGGCAGACCTGCGCGCGAAGCAGGCCACGACCGACGTGGCGTACATCACCGCCCAGGTGCTCACGCCCGAAGAGGTGGCGCTGTCGCGGTTCCCGAAGGCGGGGTGGAGCCCCGACACCATCGTGGACCTCGACGCGCGCCGCGCCGCGATGGAGGCCGGGGCGCAGGGCGAGGGCAACGCGGAGGACCTCGACCACGAGGAGGTGTCCGCGATCCTCGCGAAGGTCGCCGGTCGCGAGATCCCGCGGGACTCGGGGCTTTCGATGCTCGCGGGCCTCGGGCTCACCCCCGAGCGCGCGGAGAGCGTCATGGGCGAGACGGGGCGCAGCTTCTTCACGGCCCCGGAGCCCGGTCACGCCGCGGCCCTCGCCGATGCCCAGGCCCAGGTGGCGAAGCTCACCCGGTCGCGCGACGGGGTGCGGCAGATCCTGTCGCGCGTGCTGGAGAAGAACAAGAGCGGCGAGCTCGTGGTGGGGCGGCTCATCGCGCGGGCGCCGACCGACACCGAGGAGGGCGACGTGCTCGAAGAGGGCGACACCGTGCCGGTGGTCGAAGACTCGCGCTTCGAGGTGCGGCGCGTCGACGGGCGCTCCGACGGGTTCGCCGTGGTGCTCCAGCTCCCGCCCGCATACGCGTCGCGCCTGCCGACGGAGACGCCCGCCGAAGACCTGCACATCACGCTGGCCTTCCTCGGCATGAACGACCGTGGGGACCCGCAGTCGATCGACCGCGCGGTGGCGGCTGTGCGGCTGTGGGCGCTCACCGTGGCACCCATCGAAGCGACGCTCGGCGGCATTGGACGCTTCGCAGCTGGGCCTGCGGGGGAGCCGGTCTACGTGCCCGTGGACTCTCCGTCCATCACCAACACCCGCCCCGCGCTGGTGGCATTCCTGCGCGCTGCGGGCTTCGAGGTGGCGAAGGGGCACGGGTTCACGCCGCACCTCACGCTCGCCTACGTGCAGCCCGGGGATGCGACGCCCGCGCCGGTGCCGCCGTTCGCGGTCACGTGCCCGACGGTGTCGGTGTGGTGGGACTCGGTCCGGGTGGACATCGAACTGACGGGAGGTGCAGCGTGATCAACTGGACGGTCACCTGGGCGCTGACCACGCTCGCCACCGCCCTCGCGACGGCGCTGGTCGAAGAGACGCGCGAGGCTGTGAAGCGTCGCCGCGAGGCGAAGGGAGCGAAGCTCAGTGGCCTCCCGAACTGAGATCCTTGCGTTCCGCCGTCGCCTCACCGAGGCCGCGGCGTCGAAGCGTCGCCGCCCGCGGGTGCCGCCGCCCGCGCCGCCGTCGGGCGCCATCGTCGCGCACACCAAGCTCCTGCGGGAGCTCAGCGCGGAGATGGATACCGCGATCCTCGATGCCCTGCGCGCCGAGGGGATCGTGCGCGCCGACGCCGCCGACGGGGATCCGCCCTTCACCCGCGCGAAGGGTCGCAGCGCCGCCTCGCGGGCCGCGGCCGCCGTGCGCCGGGTGCTCAAGGGCAAGAGCTTCGTGGCGCGGCTGCAGGAGATCGCCACCGCCACCGCCACCGCCTCGCGGGAGGCGTGGGCGCGCCAGCTCAAGGCCAGCCTGGGCGTCGACCTCCCGACCGCGGAGCCCGAGCTCGGGCCCGTCATGGCCGCGTTTCGCGACGAGAACGTGGCGCTGATCAAGAGCCTCGCGGCCGACAAGGTGACGCGGGTGCGGGCGATCCTCGACGACGCCGGGGCCGGCACGCGCGTCGAAGAGGTGGCGAAGTCGATCCGCGACATGGGCGAGGTCACCCGCTCGCGGGCCGAGCTCATCGCCCGCGACCAGGTCTTGAAGCTCAACGCGGAGGTCACGCAGCGCAGGCACGAGGCCGCGGGGATCACCGAGTTCGTGTGGTCGACCAGCCGCGACGAGCGGGTGCGCGCCGACCACAAGGTGCTGGAGGGCAACCGCTACCGCTACGACGATCCCCCCATCGTCGACCGCCGCAGGGGCACCCGCGGGCTCCCTGGGGTCCACTTCCAGTGCCGCTGCGTTGCCATCCCCGTCATCCCCGGCTTCGACGACTGACCTCCCTCCCCGTCCCGGTCACTGGCACAGCGATGGCTAGCGCAACCCGGCGCACCCCGCGCACCGTTGGGGCGTGCCCGCGCTCCGACTCGACACCGCCGCCCCGCTGCGCCGCGTCGTGGAGACTCCCCAGGGAGGTCTCCGCGTCGAGGCCGCCGTGGCGCGCGCTGGCGTGCTGCGCTACCGCGACACCGCGGGAAAAGAGTGGGCCGAGCTCGTGCCGCCCGAGACGCTCCGCGACGACGCGGCGCTGGCGACCCTGCGCGGCGCGACCGTGACCGACCTCCACCCGCCCGGCCTCGTGACCGCGGACACCTACCGCGAGGTGGCCGTGGGCCACGTGCACGATGACCCGCGCGTCGAGGGTGACTACCTCGTTGCGACCCTCACCGTGAACGACGCCGCCGAGTGTGCGCGGATCCGCTCCGGCGAGCGCAAGGACACCAGCGCGGGCTACGTCTGCGACCTCGACGAGACGCCCGGCGTCTTCGAGGGCGAGAGCTACCAGCGCGTGCAGCGCAACCGCCAGTACAACCACGTGGGGCTGGGGCCTTCGGGCTGGGGCCGCGCGGGCAGTGATGTGGGGCTGCGCCTCGATGGCGGGGCCGTCGCAGTGCGGGTCGATGCGCCCGCGGGAGACCCGACGATGAAGAAGATCAAGATCCGAGGCGTCGAGTATCGCCTCGACGGCGAGGACAAGGCCCTCGACGACAAGAAGCTCGCGATGGCCCAGGACGCGGTCGACTCGATGGAGAAGAAGGCCGACGCCGACGGCGCCGAGCTCGCCGCGGTCAAGGACGCGCTGATGAAGGCGCTCCAGACCGTCGCGGGCCTCGAAGCGAAGATGGCTGCCGCCAGCGCCGCCACGCCCGAGCCCGTCACCGAGGACATGGTCCCCGAGGCGGTGCAGGACTCCATCGCGGCCAAGCGCGGGGCCCTCCTCGGCGCGGCGCGCGCGGTCCTCGGCGCGGACGTGAAGCTCGATGGGCTCAAGGCCGACGAGATCCGCCGTCAGGTGGTCGCGAAGGCGCTGCCCACCGTGAAGCTCGACGGCCTCAGCGTCGACACCGTGCTGGGCATGTTCGAGGCGGTCACCGCCACGGCCGCCACGCGCAACGACTCCCTCGCCGCCGCCAACGCGCTCGCCAACGGCCGCGACCCGCAGAACCCCGCCGCGGTGAAGACCGACGGCGACGAGGACCCCGCCGCGGCGCTGCGTCGCCGCACCTACGAGCGCAGCCACGCGCCCATCTCCCTCGGGAAGGTCTGAGCCATGCCGAACCTCGCCACCTACGACCAGGCGCCCGCGAAGGGCTTCGCCGGTCAGATCGCCAACCCCGCCGAGCGCTACCGCGTGCTCTCGGGCCTCGCCCTCACCGCGCTCGTCGCGGGCCTGCCCTGCATGCGCGACGGCGACAACGGCACCGCCCAGGGCTTCGAGGCGTACACCGCGCCCGACGCCGCGGACGCCGACGGGATCGTGACCAGCATCGCCACCGCGGCGACGGCCACGAGCATCACCACCACGGGCCTCAACGGTGCCGTGGGCCAGAACGAGATGTACCCGCCGCGCCCCATCACGATCACGGCGACGTCCCACGCGGACTTCGACCTGACCACGTGGTACGTGCGCGGCAAGGACGAGAACGGCCTGCCCCAGGAGGAGGCGTTCGTGATGCCCAACGGCGGCAACACGACCCTCACGGGGAAGAAGTTCTTCAGCTTCGTCACCGAGGTCTACGTGCCCGCGCAGTCGGGCATCGGTGGTGCGTACACCGTGGGCTTCGCCGCGGGCCTCGGCCCCCTGGACGCGCGCCTCGGCGGCATCGTGCTCTACGACGCCACCAAGCCCCCGGGCGCCTACGCCGTCGACGATCAGGTGCCCGTGCTCGATGACGGCGCGATCTACGTCTACAGCGAGACCGCGGTGGACGTGAACAAGCCGGTGCTCGTGCGCATGGTGGCCTCGGGGGACGAGACCCTCGGCCACTTCCGCGCGACCGCCGACGCCAACGACCTCTCACAGATCGTCCGTGCCCGGTGGATCGAGAAGACCACCGGCGCGGGCCTCGCGGGACTGCGGCTCCTGCCGCGCTGAGGAACGACATGAAGCGATCCATCCGACAGGACCAGTACGCGAGCGTCATCGGCGCCATCAACGCGCGGCTCCCGATCGAGCAGCGCCTCGACGCGAACGAGACCGCCATCCTCACGCGCCAGCTCGTCGACATCGACGCGCGCGCGTTCGACCAGCAGTACCCCGACCTCAAGGGCACGCTGCTCTTCCCTGTGAAGTCGGACATCGACCCGGGTGCGGCGTCCTACCTCTACGAGACGCGCGACTACGCCGGTCAGGCCAAGCGCGTGGTCAACTGGGCGACGGACTTCCCCGGTGTCGACTCGCAGAGCGCCGAGGTCGAGGCGAAGCTCTACAACTACGGCGACTCCTACAACTACACGCTGGAAGATGCGCGCCGCAGCGTGATGGCCCGCCGCAGCATCGAGGACTCGCGGGCCCTCGCCGCGCGCTCCGTGCTCGCCCGCAAGCTCGACGAGCTCGTGGCCGTGGGCGACACCGAGGTCGGCTACACCGGCGCGCTCAACAACGCGTCGGTGCCCACCTTCAGCCCCATCACGGGCTTGTGGTCGAACGCCGGCACCGACGGCGCCGAGATCGCCCAGGACCTCTTCGGCATCCTCGGCGACATCCGCGTGGACTCGCGCGGCACCGAGGCGGGCGACACGATCCTGCTCCCGCCCTCGCTGGAGGAGATCGCGCAGCGCAAGCTGATCCCCAACACCGACGTGACCGCGATGGACTTCTTCAAGAAGAACCGTCCCGGCATCACCATCGACACCTGGGAGCGCCTGGAGACGGCGGGCTCCGGTGGCGTGCCGCGCATCATGGCGTTCAGCCGCCGTGAGGAGAAGGTCTGCACGCTCCTGCCCGTGGAGTTCGAGACCTTCGCGCCCCAGCAGGAGGGCCTCGCCTGGAAGGTCATCTGCCACATGAAGTGCGGCGGCGTGATCTTCCGCTACCCCGGCAGCGCCCGCTACATGGACGGGTGCGCGTGATGGAGCGCCAGAAGCACATGGTGCTCGTGCGCAACCCGCACACGGCCAAGGCCAAGGTCTGCGGCGTCATGCCCGGCGCCCAGGGCGAGGTCGACGCCAACAACCCCGGCGTCGCCATCGCGCTCCAGACCGGGCGCCTGCAGCCCGTGCGAGACGACGGCCTCGTGCTCCCGTCGACCGACGAGGGCACGGTGCCCGCGGGCGAGCTCCGCGCCGCCGTGGCCGAGATTGACCGCCGCGGCCTGCTCCTCGAGCACGCCCACCGCGAGCTCGCCGAGCTCCGCGCGCAGGTCGAGGCGCTCACCGCGCCGAAGCCCCCTGCGGGCGACGGCGAGAAGCCCCCGAAGGGCCAGAAGGCGAGCTGATCGTGGCGATGTCCCTCGCGACGTTCCGCGTCGAATACCCGGAGTTCGTGGCCATCGGCGACGCGTTGGTGGAGGCGAAGCTCGCCAACGCCCTCACGCGCACCGACGTGACGGGCTTCGGGGACGACGCGGACGCCGCGCAGGGGCTCCTCGCCGCGCACCTCATCGCGATGGGCCCGGGAGGCGCCACCGCGAGGCAGGAGGGCAACGACAAGGCCCGCACGTCCTACCTTGAAGAGCGTCAGCGCCTCGCGCGCGCCCGCTTCGGCGGGCCGAGGCTCGCGCGCCCATGAGCGTGCGCGTGGTCGACAACGGCGCTGACGCCCTCGTGGCGCGCATCCGCGCGTTGCGGAGCAGCAAGGCCGGTGTGCGCGTGGGCATCCTCAGCGACGCGCCCAAGAAGGAGCGCGAGGGGGCGACGGGGAAGCTGTCGCTGCTCGAGGTCGCCGCCGTGCATGAGTTCGGCGCACCCCGCGCGGGCATCCCGGCGCGGTCGTTCATCCGCGGCACCATCGACGAGAGGACCGAGGACATCGCCCGGCTGGAGCGCGTGATGCTCGCCAAGGTGGTGGCCGGTGACATCGAGCTCAAGCCCGCCCTCGACGCCATCGGCGCGAAGGTCGCGGGGTGGATTCAGCAGCGCATCGCCGCGGGCATCGAGCCTGCGCTGAGCCCTGCGACCGTGGCGAAGAAGAAGAGCAGCACGCCGCTGGTGGACACGGGCCAGCTCCGGTCCTCGGTGACGTGGCTCGTGGAGGGCGCCTGATGGACCTTGCGACCCTGGAGCCCGGCCTGCTCACCTGGCTGTCGACCCTCACCGGCACCGCTGCGGCCCTCTGCGTGAAGGCCAACGCGACGCGCCCGGTGGTGCCCGCTGGCGCCGCGCTGGTGCTCATCCAGTGGGTGTCCATCCCGCAGGTGGGCCTCGACGCGGAGGAGTGGGAGTTCAACGAGGCCGCGGCCACCGCCGTCACCGAGCTCACCCCGTCGCTCCATGGCGACCGGCGCCCGGTGCTGCAGGTCGACGTCGAGGTCGAGGACCAGCGCGCGGGCTACGACGCCTCCGCGGTCGCTCAGCGCATCGTCGACCGCTGCCGCGCCCCGAGCTCCCTGGCGGCGCTGGAGGCGCTCAACGTGGCGCTGGCGAGCGTGGCCCCGGTGCGGCGCACGGACTACCCGTTTAACGGGCGCATGACCTCGCGCGCGACCGTGGAGCTCACGTTCAACGCGGTGAGCCACTACACCGACACCGCGGGGCAGACGGCCACCATCACGAGCGTCCAGATCGGCGCGACGGTGACCGGCTCCGCGGGGACTGCACTGCCCGACACCGTGGACAGCGGAGGGATATTCTCATGAGCCTCAACGACATCGTCGCCGTCGCCATCACCCGCGTGTCCAGCGCGGTCACGCAGCAGGGCTTCTCGACGCCGTGCATCCTCGCGTACCAGACGCGCCGCACGAGCGACCGCGTGCACAGCTACGCGAGCCTGAGCGAGATGACCGCCGCGGGCTACACGCCCGACGACACGGCGCACAAGATCGCCAGTGCGCTGTGGTCGCAGCCCAACCCGCCCGCGGCCATCAAGATCGGGCGCCGCGCGAACGCGTTCACCAAGTCGATCCGCCTCACCCCCGAGGCGTCGAACGAGACGGCCTACACCGTCGAGTGTGAGGGCCTGGAAGCCACCTACACCAGCGACGGCAGCGCGAGCGTCGCGAAAATCTGCACCAACCTCACCGCGGCGATCAACGCCCTCGCCGACGTGGACGCGATCCTCGCCACGGGCGGCGCGTCGTCGACCTCGCTGCAGACGCTCTCGGGGGCGATCCTGAACGGCGCCCTGGGCTACCGCGCGCTCTCCCCCTCGCGGCGCATCACGCTGACGCTTTCGTCGCACGCCGACTGGGACGCGACCACCGCGACCGTCACGGGCAAGGACGCCAACGGCACGACGATCACCGACACGCTCGCGATCCCCAACGGCGGCAACGCGACGGTCACCACCACCAAGCTCTTCGCGCGGGTGACCTCCATCGCGATCCCGATCCAGAGCGGCACGGGCGGGACCTTCACCGTGGGCGTGGCCGCGCCCTGGACCGCGACCGACGACACCACGCACATCACCCTCGCGGCGCCGGCCGGGCTGATCCCCTCGCTGGAGGTGACCGCGGGTGACCTCGCGCTGGAGGACCGCACGGGCGACCCGGGCATCGCGTCCGACCTCACCGCGATCCGCGCGGAGGATGACGACTGGTACTGCGCGCTGCTGGACTCGAACAGCTCCGCGGAGATCCTCGCCCTCGCCGCCGCCATCGAGCCGCTGACGCCGAAGAAGATCCTCGTCGCGCAGAACGCCGACTCCGAGGTGCTCAACGCCGACAGCATCACCGACGTGGCCTACCTCACGGCGGACCGGGACTACTTCCGCACGCACGTGAGCTTCCACCCGGCCATCGCGACGGTGGACTCGTGGATCGCCGCGGCCCTCGTGGGCAACGCCCTGGCGTACAGCCCCGGGAGCGTCACCTGGGTGAACCGCGAGCTCGTGGGCGTCGGGAGCTGGCCCGTCGACAGCAGCGCCCGCGCGGCCCTCGTGGCGAAGAACAGCGGCAGCATCGAGACCATCGCGGGCCGCAAGGTGACCTTCGGCGGCAAGGTCGGGGGCGGGGAGTGGCTGGACATCATCCACGGCCTCGATTGGCTCCACGCGCGCATCGGGGAGCGGATCTTCGGGCTCCTCGTCAGCGCGCAGGGCGACAAGATCGGGTTCACGGACAAGGGCATCGCCCGGGCGCACGCCGAACTCCGCGCGCAGCTCACCGAGGCGAGCGGGGCCCCGTACAACCTGCTCGCCACCTGGAGCACCTCGGTGCCCACCGCGGCGTCGCTGAGCTCCTCGCAGCGCGCCACCCGCGTGCTCCCCAACGTCACCTTCAACGCCACGGTGCAGGGCGCCATCCACGCCGTCAACGTCGCAGGCACGGTCGCGGCCTGAGCCGCACGGAGAACTGAGTCATGAGCGATCCCCTCAAGGTCTACTCGCCGCAGCAGGTCGCGCTGACCCTCGGTGGCCTCGACATGTCCCAGGGCATGGGCGACGGCGATTTCTTCACGTGCGAGCCCGCCAGCGAGGGTCACACCTCGAAGGTCGGCGCGGACGGGTCGACCGCCATCGCGATCATCCTCGACCCGCGCGCGAACGCGAAGATCGTCACCCTGCAGACCTCGTCCACCAACGCGCTCCTCGGCGCGCTGATGGAGCGCGGCGCGGTGGTGCCCTTCGAGATGCGCGACATCGCGACGGGCTCCCTGATCGTCACCAGCCCCACGGCCAAGATCAAGAAGTGGCCCGCGACGGCGCGCGGCAAGGAGGTCGGGCAGTTGGAGTGGGAGATCGAGCTGTTCAACGCCACCTGGGCGCACGGCGCGACCGCTGCGGCGACGGTGGGCTGATGCGCGAGCCGGAGATCGTCACCCTCGGGGGGCACACCTACGAGATCAAGCCGCTCAACACGAGCGCGATGATCAAGCTCATGGCGAAGACGGTCCGCATCGTCGGTCCGAGCTTCGCCGCGATGCTCGACAACCCCTCGCAGCTCGTGTCCTCGACGAACATCGGCGCGGTCCTCGCGGAGCTGGCGACGCGGCTGGAAGAAGCCGACGTGCTCGACGTGTGCAAGGTCCTCGCGGAGCACACCCTCATCGTCAGCGGCGACCGCAAGCTCCCGCTCGGTGGCGCCGCGGGCGCGCAGTGGGAGATCCACTTCCAGGGCGACGCCGTGGCGCTGTTCAGTTGGCTCGGAGGGGCGCTCAAGCTGAACTTCGGCCCTTTGGCCGCGTGGCTGGAGGCGGAGGCCAAGGCTCTCGCGGCCAAGGCCTCCGCCGCGGCGAAGTAGCGATCCACGTGCCCCCGGCTGCGGTGAGTGACATCCCGTGGCCGGTGTGGCGCGTGGCCTCCAGCGGGCGCTTCAGCGACTCGCTGCGCACCATCCTCCACGAGTGGACGTTGGCCGACGTCTACGCAGCCAACCAGATCATTGACGCGCTCCTCGACGCTGAGGCGCGAGCCGCGCAGGAGAAGTGACCCGTGGCAGGTGAAGCACTGCGCCAGGTCTTCGCGGAGTTCGGCTTCAAGGTCGACGACAAGGGCCTCGACGAACTCGTCAAGAAGACCGACCGCCAGATCAAGCTGGAGGAGTCGCTCTCGAAGACCGAGAAGAAGGTCCTCGCCGACGTTCAGAGGTCCGCGGCCGAGCGCGAGAAGGCGAAGACCGCCGAGGCCGCGGAGGCGACGAAGGCGGCAGAGGCCGCCGCCAAGGCCGCGGAGGACGAGAAGCGGGCGCTCCTCGACACCATCCCCGGCCTGAAACTACTCAACAGCCTCAAGGGCAGCGTGCGCATGCGGGCCCTCGGGCTCGCGGCCGGGATGGGCGCCGTCGTCGCGGTGGCTCACCGCTTCGCCGTGGCCTTCGCGGGCGACGTGGCCGCGCTGCGAGAGACCGCCGATGCCGCGCGCGTCACGGAGACGCAGTTCCAGCAGCTCGCCTTCGCGGGCAACGCCGCGGGCGTGGGCGCCGACGTCGTCACGGGGTCGCTCACCACCCTCGCCGAAGGCCTGCGCGCCATCGAGGCCCGCACGGGTGGCCCCACCAACGCCCTTTGGCGCCTCGGGGTGCGCGCGCGGAACACCGACGGGACGATCCGCGACACGAGCGACGTGCTGCTGGACCTCGCCGACCGCTTCGAGCGCGTGCGCAACCCCATCCACCGCGCGCGGCTCGCGCAGGAGCTGTTCGGCTCCAACGGGCGTCGCATGCTCACCGTGCTCGCGGGCGGGTCGGCGGCGCTGCGGCGCCAGCGCGAGGACTTCGCCGCCCTGGGTGGCGGGGTGCTCCCCGAGGCGGTTGAGCAGGGACGTCGCTTCACCGTGGCGCAGGGGCGCATGCAGGTCGCTCTCGACAGCGTGCGGAGCGTGATCGCCACCTCCCTGCTCCCGGTGGTCACCTACCTCACCAACGGCATCGCCAACGCCACCGGGTGGCTCTCGCGGATGACGCGCGGGAGTAACCTCGTGAACGTCGCCATCGCCGCCCTCGGGGTCGCAGGGGCGGCGGCGGGGGTGAAGATCATCGCCGCGTGGGCCCCGGTGCTTGCGCCTCTCGCGCTTTCGGGGGCTGCGCTCGCGGTCATCCTGCTGGTGATCGACGACATCGTGACCTTCCTGCGCGGCGGCAACTCCGTCATCGGGCGGTTCATCGATTACCTGTACGGCGCGGGGGCCGCGCGGGAGACGCTGCAGTACCTCCCGATCCTGTGGCGGGACGTGACGGAGTGGATCGACGCCGCCTACGAGAGCCTTGATCGCTTCCTGACGAAGTGGAACGTGCTGGAGACCCTCGTCGGATCGAGCCCGCGCCTCACCTCGATCATCCAGGGGCAGCGCCCGGCGGCGGTGCCGATCCGAGGTCGTCAGCCCACGGCGCCGTTGCTCCCGGGCACCGCAAGCGTCACAGGGCGTCGCGGGGTGCGCCTCACGTCGATCACCCCCACGGTCGACCGCGCGCCCACCGCGCCGACGCAGCCGGACTACCTGCGGGCGCTGAGCTACACGCCAGCGATGACGGCCCCGGTGCGCGCTGGCGGCGGCAACCGCACGGTGCAGAACCACACGACCAACCAGTTCAACATCACTGGCGTGACCGACCCGCGCGAGGTGATGAACCGCGTCGCGCAACTCATGGATGAGCGTGCGCGCCGACAGCGCGACGAAGCCCACCCCCAGGACGCGGAGGAGTGACGCGATGGTGCAGCCCCTGCTCGAATACCAGACCGCGGATGGCTTCCTCGCCATCGCCCTCGATGTCACCGAGAAGGAGGGCTACGAGTCGACCGCGGAGCCCACCGAGCATGCGGTCGACAGCGGCGTGGTGATCGTCGACCACCTCAAGCGCAACCCCGACACCATCACGCTGGAGGGGATGGTCACCAACAGCCCGTTGGTGCTCCCCGCGTCACACACCGGGGGCGTCACGGGCGGGGTGCAGCCCACCACGCTCAACGTGGGCGGGCGCGAGCTCAAGGCCAGCGTGTTGACCTGGAGCGGGAGCTTCGACCGCGTGCGCGCGGTGGACGAGGCGCTCCACGCCCTCGTGGGCGCCGCGGTGCTCCGCTACACGGGCGTGCTGCGCACCGTGGAGGACCTGGTCCTCACCCGCTACAGCACCTCGAAGGACTCCGAGCACGGCAACGCGCTCCCGGTGGTGCTGGAGCTGCGGCGCATCCGGCGGGCGAACATCCAGCGGGTGCCGGTGCCCGCGCAGCGCCGCGGACAGCCGCCGCAGAACCGAGGCCAGCAGCCCGCGACTCCGAACAACTCGGTTGGCGAAAACCTCCTGCTTGCCGCCATCGGCGGAGGGAGACCCTGACCATGGCTGTCCTCAACATCCCCTGCACCCCGGGCGGGCAGAGCACGTGGACGCAGACCACCGCCCTCGACGGGCGCGAATACCAGCTCACCTTCCGCTGGTCGCAGCGCAGCGGCCGGTGGTCCCTCGACCTCGCCGACCAGGACGGCGCGGCCATCGTCACCGGGCGGGTGCTCGCGCCCTCCCTGCGGCTCCTGCGCGGCGTGCGGGACTCGCGGCGCCCCGCGGGAGACATCGTGCTCGTGGACCAGCGCAGCGTGCGCGAGGGCCTCGATGATCCGACCTTCACCTCCCTCGGTGACCGGCACGTGCTGCTCTACCTCGATGGCGCCGACCTCGACGCCGTGCGCGAGGTCATCCCGTGACGCAGCGCCTCTTCCAGCGCGCGTGGCGGGTGCAGGTCGGGCCGTTCGCGACCACCGACCTCGACTGCTCGTTCAAGATCGAACGGAGCACCGCCGCGCGCCCGGGGACGTGCGAGCTGGTGCTGTACAACCTCAGCCCGGAGCACCGGGCGCAGATCCTCGCGCTCCCCCGGCGCAGGTCGTTCGGGAGCGCAGCGGGCGCGGCGAACCCGCAGACGGTCGTGGAGGTCTCCGCGGGGTACGTCGAGGCGTCCCGGCCGGTGATCTTCCGCGGCAACCTCCGGCGCGCAGTCGAGAAGCGCGAGCACCCCGAGTGGACGCTGGAGATCGGCGCGGGGGATGGGGAGTTCGCGCTGCGGCGCGCGCGGGGGGCGAACGCCTTCGCGGCTGATACCTCCCTGCGCGACGTGATCCGGGGCATCGCGGAGCAGATGGAAGTCGATCCGGGCAACGTGGACGACGTCTCCGAGCTCGCGGCCATCGGGCGCGTGGGCGCGCTCTTCCCCGAGGGCCACGTGCTCCATGGCCCCGCCGCGGAGCAGCTCACGACGCTGTGCCGCAGCGCCGGCCTGGAGTGGTCGGTGCAGTCGGGCGTGCTGCAGCTCCTGCCCCGGGGGCGTGCGCTCCAGCGGTCGGCGGTGGTGCTCAGCGCTGACACGGGCCTCGTCGGCTCCCCCGAGAAGAACGGGAGGCATCGCGCGAAGGCGAAGTGCCTGCTGATCCCAGGCCTCGCCCCCGGTGGCCTCGTGCAGCTGCAGAGCACGGTGCTTAGCGGCACCTACCGTATCGGGCACATGGCCCTTCAGGGCGACACCCGCGGGGCAGAGTGGGGCGCAGAGCTCGACCTCACCAGCCTCGCCTTTTACGAGAGCCGGAGGCTGTTTCGATGACGTGGGACCGCACGATTGAGCCGAGCGAAGAGGACCTGATCCGCGCGCACATCGAGCACGCGCTCCGCCAAGTACACACCGCGATGCCCTGCCGCGTGCAGAGCTACGACCCGACGCTGCAGGTGGTCGACCTCGTGCCGCTGGTGCGGTGCGCGGTGCATGACCCCGACGGCGGGATCACGCACGAGGACTACCCCGTGCTCCCCTGCGTGCCGGTGGTGTTCCCGAGGACCGCGGACCACTTCATCGCGTTCGCGATCCAGCCCGGCGACATGGGCGTCGCGCTGTTCTGTGAGGATGCCATCGGGCACTGGCGCGTCGGCGGGGGCGACGTCACCGACCCGGGCTTTCTCGGGCGGCACCACCTCGGGAGCGGGGTGTTCATCCCGGGGCTGTTCGACCGCAGCCGGAAGCTCACCAACGCGCCCGCGGGCACCGGCACCAACGGCGCGGTGCAGCCCACCGACCCCGGGCTCGTGGTGGGCAACAGCAACGCGCGGGTGACCTTCTTCGCCAACGGTTCGATGCGGATGACGCTGGGCACCGACACGGTGATCCGGGTCGACACCGACAAGACGGTCCACATCGGCGGCGCGGCGGCGTCGCAGTTCGTCGCCCTCGCGAACCTCGTCAACGACCGCCTGGAAACGCTGCGCGCGGCGCTGAACAGCCACACCCACGTCGTGACCGGAACCGCGAACCTTGGTACCGGCGCCGTCACGGGTGCCGCAGCGGCGCCCACATCGACGCCTGCGCTGGCATCGGTGGCGGCGACGAAGGCCAAGGCCACCTAAGACTCGCAGCGCCCGTTCACACACATCCTGCCCGCGGCGCATCGCACCCGGCACCCGCCGCAGTGGTTGGGGTCGGAGAGGATGCTCACTTCACAGCCGTCGCTCGCGTTGCCGTTGCAGTTGGCCGTTGATCCCATGCACGGCGACGGCCCACATCGGCCAAGGCTGCAGTAGATCGACGGCGCCGAGGGGTTGGTCACGAAGAACGTGCACACCCTGCCGCACACGCCGCAGGAGTTGACGTCGCTCTGCCTGTTGGCTTCGCAGCCGTTGGCCGCGATGCCGTCGCAGTCCGCGAAATCCTGCCCCTCGACCCGCACGCACGCCGCGATGGCGCACTCCCCGGCGACGCATCGAGCGGTGGCGTTCGCGAGCGCGCAGCGCCGCCCGCACTCCCCGCAGTTCATCGGGTCGGTCTGCAGGTCCATCGAGCACCCGGCGTCGGGCGCAGAGGGAGCGTCGGGGGCGGCGTCGGGGGCGGCACCGGCGTCGACCGCGGGGCAACGGCACGCCCCCCACCCGTCGGCGGCGCAGGTGCGCTCTCCGATGGCCCCTGGGCAGAAGCACGGCTCGACATCGCCCGGGGCACACCCGGTGTCGGTCGGCGGGGCATCTCGAGGCGCCGGGGCGTCTGCGGTCGCTGCGTCGGTGCCAGCGTCCGCACCCGAGCACGCGCACGGCCCGAGCGACCTCCCGTCGAGAGCACACACCTGCGCCCCCATGGATCCGCCGACGCACGCGCACGCAACCTGAGCACCGGGAAGGCACAGGGGTGGCCCGTCCTGACCCGTGGCGGCGTCTCCAGGGGGCTGGAGCACCCCGACAGGGGCAACGGAGCATCCGAGGGCGAGGAGGGCTAGAACGGGCAACCAGGGGCGCATGCGGTGACCATACGTCGGGCGCGGCTGCCTCGTCCCGGTCAGTGTCGCAGCCTGGGGTAGCCCCCCGCACGGATCGGCACGCACGCTGGGCCGCGTGCGTGACCTTGCCCTCGACCCCCTCACCGGCGATCTGAAGCTCACTCGCGGGGCTGATGGCCTGCGGCGTGCGGAGCTCACCTCGGGCGCCGACGCCGTGCGCCAGAAGCTGCACCTGCGCCTCGGGCTCGTGGCCGGGGAGTACCCCTTCGACCTCGGGGTGGGCATCCCCTTGTTCACCCAGGTGCTCGGGAAGTCCTCGGGCTTCGCCGTGGCCGAGGGCGTCTACCGGCGCGCGGTGTCGACCTGCCCCGGCGTGCGCAGCGTCGAGGCGTTCCGCTTCTCGGTGAGCGCCGCCCGCCGCGCCTCGGTGAGCTTCACCGTCATGCCCGTCGAGGGCAGCGCCATCACCGTCACCGACTTCGCCGCGGGGGCAGCGTGACCGCGGGGCTCACCGCCACCGGCTGGGTGCCGAAGACCGCGACCGAGGTGCTCGCGGAGCTGGAGACCGACGTGCGCGCGGAGCTCGGCTCCGACGTGGACGTGTCCGCCGAGAGCGTCTTCGGCCCGGTGCTCGCGTTGTGCGCCACGAAGCTCGGGCAGATGTGGGAGCTCGTGGGCGCGGTCTACGCGGCGCGCACGCCTGGCGGGGCAGCGGGGGAGGCCCTCGCCGCGGTGGCCGGGATCTTCCCCGCGCTGGAGCGTCGCGCGGCCACGAAGGGCACCGTGACGCTCTCGGTGACGCTCAACAACGGCGTGACCATCCCCGCGGGGAGCCGAGCCTCGGTGACGGGGGAGCCTGCGAACGCCTGGGTGACCACCGCCTCGGTGACGAACAGCACCGGGAGCGCCACCACGCTCACCGTCGCCGCGGAGGCCCTCGACACGGGCCGCACCCCGGCGCCCGCCGGGACCATCACGGTGATCTCCACGCCCGTCAGCGGGTGGACCGCGGTGACGAACCTCGCCGATGCGACGCCGGGCCTCCCCGTCGAGACGGACGCGGCCTTTCGGCTGCGGCGTGAGCAGAGCGCACAGCGCGCGGCGTCGTCGCCCCTCGACGCCATCGTGGCGCAGGTGCTGGAGGTCTCGGGCGTCACCCAGGTGACCGGGTGGGAGAACACCTCGCTGCTGCCGGATGCCATCGGGAGGCCGGGCAAAAGCGTCGAGGCCATGGTCCTCGGCGGCGACGACGACGCCGTGGGGCGTGCGGTGTTCGCTGCGAAGGCAGGGGGCATCGAGACGGTGGGCAGCACCACGGTGACCTTCACCGACAGCAACGGCCGGTCGCGCTCGGTGAAGTTCTCGCGCCCCACCTCGCTGACCATGTACGCGACCATCCGCGTCGAGGTCGACCCCGACACCTACGCGGGCGACGCCGCGGTCAAGGCCGCGTTCCTCGAGGTGAGCGACGAGTTCCGCGCCGGGTCCCCCGCGCGCATCTCCGACCTGCTCACCGCCGTGTGCGCGGTCGCGGGCGTGACCGACGCCTACGTCTTCGTGGGCACCGTCGCCACCGAGGCGCTCCAGCAGCGCACCAACTACGTGCCGGGCGAGCGCGAGCGCTGCGTGTTTGCGACCGGGCGCATCACCGTCACGCGGGGCCTGTCGTGACCGAGGCCAACGCCGTCACCGACGTCGCGCTCATCGAGGACCACGAGGGCGAGGGCGTCGCCCTGCTCCCCGGGCAGCTCCGCAAGGCCAACGTCGAGGGCCTCGTCCGCGGCCTCATGGCCTCGGTGCAGCGGCTGGAAACGGCGGCACACCCGCTGGTGGTCCTCGGGATCGACGACAGCGCAGGGCACGCGCTCACCCAGCTCGGGGAGCTGATGGGCCTGCGCCGCCTCGACGCGACCACGATCACCGACGCGCGGTATCGCGTCGCGCTGCACGCGTGGGCGCGCACGATGCGCTCCAACGGCACCGTGCCCGACGTCGATGAGGTCATGGCGATCCTCACCGGGGAGGAGCTCGCTTCGGGCGCGTGGGAGGTCACCGAGGTGTTCCCCGCGGCGATGCTCGCGGAGCCCACGGACGCCCTGCTCACCGATGACGGGTACGTGGGCGCCATCGCGCGCCGACTGCGCGCCGGGGGCGTGGAGCTGCAGGTCCTCTGCCCTCCCGCGGGCGACGCGTTCACGCTCGCGGACGGGAGCGAGGCTCTTGAGGTCGGGGTCAACACCGGCCTCGCGGATCTCTCCGGCTCGACGCCGGTCAACGGCGGGAGTCTCGCCGGGGTGGTGCACTGATGGGGACTCGTCCGACACGCATGCCGCGCTTCGCATGGAGCGCAAGCGCCGTCCTCGTGGAGCCGATCAGCTCCATCGCCGACGACGGGCTTCCCGCTGGGTACAAGGTCCCGGCGCAGTGGCTCAACTACCTGTTTCACCACTCGCTGGCCTGGAGCGACTACCTCCGCGGCCCTGGGTGGGGCGCGTGGACGCGCGCGGCGCACGGCGGCAACGCGGCGACCTTCACGAGCATCACCGGCCTCGCGGTCGACGCTGACGACACCCGCGCGCAGCAGCAGCGCTACCGCTACGCGATCACCGGCGCGGCATCGGGCCCCGTCGCGAAAATCGCGGTGAGCAAGAACGGCCTCACGTGGCAAGACCGCGCCGTGCCCACCGGCGCCGACTCCCTCGCGGGCATCGCGCAGGTCGGTGTGTACTGGGTGACGTGGGGCCTCGTGGGCGCCACCGACACCGCGTGGTCCACCCCGGTGCACGACGGCTCCAGCTCCAGCGGCGTCGGCACCAGCGATGCCACCTACTGGACCACCGTGGCCGCGCTCGGGGGCCTGCCCATTCGCGGCATCGTCGACGGGGGCGGGGACATCTACGCCCTGCAGCGCGGCAGCGCGGGGCAGTACGACGTCGTCGGCTCTGCGGACGACGGCACCACGTGGCCCTACTCCGCGGGCACCTCGTGGGGCAGCGGCAGCGGGCGCGCCACCTCCATCGCCTACGACGACTCGCGCTCGCGGCACATCGTCGCGTCGAGCATCGGGCAGGTCGCATCGCTCCCTCCGCTGTCGACGTTCCCCACGGGCGGCGGCGCCCTGGGCACGATGGCGGGCATCCCCACCGACGCGCGGGTCCAGCTCGTGGTGGGTGGCCCCTCGGACGCACGCACGCTCCTCGCGTGGGCCTCCTACCGCGAGGACGGCACCACCGCGCTCTCGGCCACGCTGCTCTGGCGCTCGACCGACGGCGGCACGACGTGGAGCGCGATCACCGTGCCCACCGCGTGGGGCGCGACCATCACAGACATCGCGCACGTCGACGGCTCGTGGATCGCCACGCAGAGCGCCGCGCCGTACCTCTGGCGCTCGGACGACGACGGGCAGAACTGGGAGCGCCTCCCGCTGCCGGTGGCCGAAGAGTCGTCGTGGGCGCTCTACCGCGCGGTCTACGCAGACGGGCAGATCGTCGCGACGGGGCTCACGTGGACGGTCTACTCCAGCCGCGCCTCGGCGACCTCCCCGGGCACGTGGACCTCGCGCGAGCCGTCCTACCTCGCTGATGCGGGCTACCTGCGCGGACGCACCATCGCCACGACCGCGCCGACCAACGGGCAGACGCTGGCGTGGAACAACTCCACCTCGCAGTGGGA